ATAATTCATCTTGTTTTTTTCTCCATGTTTCATCTCTTTCAGGATGCACATACCAAGGTAATTTAATAGGTAAAAAATCATTTTCACCACCTTCAGCTCTTGTCCATGTTTGGTGAAACCAATTACCGGTACCATAAGGGGTAGATAATGCTATACAACCACCACCTGTTGCTAAGGTTTGTTGTGCTGAAGCCCAAATTTCTCCAATATTATCAATAAATGCTGCCTCATCAATTAGTAGTAAAGATACTGCTTCTGATCTACCTGCATCACTTGAAGCTGATGTTGCTTTAATTTGTGACCCATTTGATAATCGGAGATTTAATTTATTATTTTCAGCTGCTGTAATTTTAAGCCATGAAGGTAAATTTTCATACATAAATTTTACCTTTGTTACCATGTTTTTAGCTGTTTCCTGCTTTGTTGCAATACATAATATATTTTTATCTTTATGAAATGTCATCAACCATAAAGAATAACCTGCGGATAATGTAGATATACCTAATTGTCTAGATTTTAAGATAATCGAATATGGATTATCGCGCATTAACGTTAGTACTTTTTCTTGGAAAGGGTATAGATTAAATTGTATGCGTCCACGTTGTGGGTGCTGTATATAACAATATTTACGCATAAAATGCACTGGGTCCTTGGCACATTTTAGGTATTCTTGTCTTATTACTTTTTTTAAATCTGCCATATTTATTTTACTAGTACTAAAATACCAACTACAGCTATTATTCCTGCTCCAGACATTAATTTTGTTTTAACTTTTTGTTTTTTTAAATCCAGTTGTAATTTAGCAGATAATTCTCTTGATAAAGCAATTTGATCAGATTGAGTATTTAACATACTCTCGAAATTTGTAACTCTTTCATTTAAATTAAATATAACACTATCTTTAATAAAAACCTTGCTTTCTAATAAATTAAGTTTATTAGATAATAACTTTATTTCCTTTTGGGCACCATCTCCTATTATTAGATCCTTAATTACTAGACGAGCTATCGGCTTCTTTAATTGAATCTTCGTAGTGTCTATAACGCTCTGTGAAAAACCTTGTAAGCTCATCATCATTAAAAGAATCAACGGAATTAACTTTTTCATTTACTTTATATTTTAATGTGATAATTTTTTTATCTTGTTTATCTATTTCTGTATCTAATTTGACAATTTGTTGGTTTAAAGTATCAATTTTAAATACTAAATTATCATTTATGCTGTGTAAAGAATCAACCTTCGATTCTAATGCTGTAATTTTTGAACTAAAATCTTCAACATATTCTTCATCTCCTATTAATACAAAATAAATTAATGCACTACCTAAAAGAAGTATCAATCCATAACTAATAAATCTTTCTCTAGACAACATCTTTTTCTAATTTAGCTACTAAAGACTCTAATTCTTTTTTCTTAGCTGTTTTAGCTTTTAAATCATCTTTAATTTTTTCTTTTTCAACATCATCAGCAGCTGAGTATTTTCTAGCTAGAGATTTCATTTCAGTTTCTAATGCTTTTTTAGCCTTAACTGCTATGTCTAACTTTTTATGTTTTCCTCTAGCTTTGTTAGCTTGTGCTACAGCATCTTTATCATCTATATCATCATCCTCTTCTAAACTATCTAATTCTTTTTTTAGGTTTTGAACAGCCGCCGTAGTATCTTCTACTTCTTCTTTAGATGGAAGTTGTTCTGATATTTCTTCTTCTGATTTTGCTACTTTTTCTAATTTAGCTTTTGCTATTTTTAAATCTTGCAATGATGTTATGCTTTCACTTTCTTCATTAGAAATATCATTCCACGCTTTTAGAATAAATTGTGCAAATCCTTTAGCATTAGTTATTTTAGCATTTGCTTTTTGTCTAGCTATAGATGGTATTTCAATATCTACGTCTGCTTCTTTTATACTCCCTAATTCTTTGACAGCATTAATAAGGTCTATTTTTGCTTCATCTTCACTAACATTTCTGTATTTAGCTATACTTTTAACAGCACGTAATGCAATTCTTTTTTCTTCACTAGAAGAACTTTCAGATAAAGTTTCTATAATATTTTCCTTTATAAACTTATTTAAGTCAGATCTTTTCATTATATTGTAGTTTTTATTATAAATATGTTAAAGGCCTGTAATATTCAATATTTGTTGAATTCGTTCCTCTGTAGATCCAGATATTTTTTCTACTACATTGCATCTGTGTCCGTATCTTTTAATTAAAGTTGTAATAGTAAAATCAATTAAATCTCTATAATGTTCATCTGTTTCACGTACTCCATTATCTTCAATTTCTATCCCATGAGGAGATATATAAAATATGTAATCATATTCTCTAACAAATTCACTAGCATATGTTTCAAATGCTTCTTTATCTTGGTGAGGTATTGATTTAGCATTCATTGTAAATGCCATAACATCAATTATAGTTCTATCTGTAATAATGTTATCTTGCATTAATTCACCACAACGTTCAGCTAGGAATACTGTTTGACCTTTTAATGTAGAATCAGTATTCAAAGGAATACCTAATGACATTAAATGTTGACTACGCTCTGTTGCGAAATTATAATCTTTAAATTGCTTTGTTTCTTTTAAAGCATTTACTAGTGTAGTTTTTCCCACACTCATTGTACCACATAAACCTATTTTCATATTTTAATTTCTATGATTTTGACCTTTAGGTGCTGGTTGTTTATACCAAGGCAACCCCGTTTGATTTCTAATCGCTTCTTTATGATCATCTTTTGTATATGGGATTCCATAAAGATAATATTCACCTTTTTTCTCATTGCCCTCAGGTATTAAAGCTGGTCCTTCCCAGTTATGTAATTTACCATCCCAAAGATAAGCAATTGTTCCATCTGCTTTTTTCAATTTTTGACTCTTAGGCCAAGCGTTTTCTTTATTTTTCATACCCATAATATACGTAATTTATTTTGATTTTCCTAGTAAACTTTCAGCAACATAAGTACCTTGTGCACCACTCACCGTTATACCTCTAGCAGAAAGTGCATCACCAACAAAGTGGACGTTAGGATACTTGGTAAGAGCTAGATTAGAATAATCGACGAGTGGCTCAGGAGAAAGATATTTTACTTCAGGCACATAAATACCCCAATCATCTTTTAATGTTGGAAATACTTTTTTCATGTCTTCAATAAAATCATACACATACATAAAGTATGGTTGCATTGCTTTTGAAATTTTATGTAATGTATCTACTTGTATAGCTGATACATTTACACCTTCAGATGTTGTTGATGGTTTTCTACTTGGACTATAATATAATCCTGTACCATCTATCTGTAATTTTTTAACTACATCTCTAGACCAATCAAATGGTTTATCAATACCTTGAACTTCCATTAATATACCAAAATTGGTCATATCATTTCGGAATGCTTCATCTTTTTTAGCGTGTCCATTGTAGCTATGGTCTCCATACGTTTCTTCAACGGCAACATATGCTGCATTGTTGTTTGTACAGAAAGAACGTAATGATACTCCTTTGTCTTCATATTTTCTATATAATTTGAAATCATAAGATACATCAATTAATTTTTGAAAGTGTTTTTGTGGTGCTTCAAATCTAACACCTATTTGAACTGGTTTAGGTTCTGTTGGTAAATCATATTTTTCAGCTAATTTTTTACCGAAGTCAATACCTGATTTACCTACACCAAAGATAAGTTCATCATATTGCATTTTTTCTCCATCACAATAAACCCACTCATTATCAAAATCAATATCATCTACTTTAGTTTCCCAGTGAAATTCAACTCCACCATCAACTAAAAAGTCATACCAATTTTTACCTATTTCGTGTAAATAATCAGTACCAACGTGCCATACTGGGAATAATCTTAAACCAAAATATGGTTTAATAAAATCTGGTTCTGCTATAGGATTTGAACATTGTACTTCTTCTGGTTTAGGGTGGAAACGTTTAAAATTATCAATTACTTGGTCAAATAATTCCATCGCTTTTTCTTCACCACAATATTTAGATAATTGTCCTCCAATTGAAGTATGATAAGTTAATTTACCATCAGACCAACCTCCTGCTCCTAGGAAACCTGTCATTACCTCCTCATATGGTCTTAAATATGGATCTTTACCCATATCAATTATGGTAATTTTACCTTTAAAACCATTATCAATTAGCTTAGTAGCAGCATTTACATTTGCTACACCTGCTCCAATCATTACTACGTTTTTATTCATATTGTCATTTATTTTTAACACATTAATATACGAACTAGAAATGGCGTCTCCTAGGGAGACGCCACAGATGTCTGTTTTTTTTTTAATCTCGACTGGCTATGAATCAGTCTATATGTTTTATTTATCTAACAATCACAACATGGGCAATCACAAGACTTTCCACAGTTGCATTCTTTACAATTACATTCCATATTAATTTATTTTTCAGCTAAATCTCTTGGATCAAACGAGAATTTCTCATAAAAATCTTCACCATTGATTAATCCTTTATATATTTCTAAAGATTCTTCTTTATTTACTACTTTATCTTGATACATTCCATAAGTTTTTATAGAATTAAAATCTTGACCTTTAAAGACTTGTTGGTCTCCTTCATCTCCACTTCCTACAAAATATAAGGGTTTAAAACCAAATTTACTTCCAACTTCTTCTTCTGTATCAAGGTCTACTACTTCGTATGTGTAACCGGGTTTTCCGTTATCATATTCAACTGTAGTAATGTGAAGAGCATAGGTTGTATCATCTTCTTCAAATAAGCGACCTTCAGCTAAATATTTTCTTAAATCGAAATTATCCATTTTAGTTTATTTTTATTTTTAAATCGGTTGTTCCTTTATGTATTCTATGGACATCACCTTCGTTAATAAATATACGATCTCCTTTTGTTAATGCCAAGGGTAATCGATTATCTAATTGAACTTTCCATCCTTCACCTTCTAATACTTCAATCATTCTATCTTCTCGATCAGAATGCCATACTAAACTTAAGGGATCAACATCTTTAGAAAATGTTCTTATATTATCCTGATTG